CTGAGGTTGGCGACATAACGTCTCTCGATGGCCTTAGGCCATAGAGCGATGTTGTCGTCCCCGCAGATGCGGTAGGGGTTCAGCCGGTAGCCGGTTAGGGGGACCTTTCCTGCATAGGTGGGTATCTGGAGCGATGTGTTTATCGCTCGCTCTGCTGCCCACCTATTAATCACGTTGAGGATCAGCCACGACGTGGGGAGTCCCATCAGGATTCCCCGCGAAGTGACTGCCGTCTTCGTGACAGGTTTGGCCCCCCTTGCGGCAGGGAAACGCCACGTCACACTCTGGCGTCCAAGCGCACGGAGCCCAACGGAACGTGCTTCTGCCGACATGCCAAACGCCCGGGCGATTCCCTTCCAGGCTGCTATAGCAGCAGTCTGGGAGAGCTCGTCCGTTGCGGCTGTCATGTCGACAGATACCACGTGCCGCTGGCCTTCTTTGTCCCAGGTCCCAAGACTCGACAGTGAGGACGCCAACTCGCGGCAACCCTTAATCGGGTCGCCGCGGATTGCCGGCCTCATTACCGGGTCTTGGAGAAGAGTAGGCCAGATACAGGACCGTAGCGAGTGAGAGAGGGAAACCAACTCCCACTCCGATTTGGTGACCGGCCTGGTTTTACAACCGGGTTCGGTTACCACCTCGACCATTGCTTCGGGAAGGGATTCTCCCTTCTCGAGCAAGGTGTCACGGGCCTGATCCCTGACTAGTGTATCGACCCCGAGTGATTCCCACTCGTGGTCGAGCACTAGCCCGGGATTCTCTGGCACACTCTTACCTGAGACAAAGCAGGCTGTCTGGAATGCCTCAGACCCGGCGGCGGCATTGCCGCCGCTGGACCTGGGGAACTCCAGGCAGGCTCCGGCCGACACCGTGACTTCATGCAGTCCCTGAATGGGAACACCGCCCTTCTTTCTCCGGTAGGTTTTGGCCCACCGGAATGAGAAGTCCTCAATCTCCCTTAGCACATTCGAAGCAGTAGGGTGCATGGAAGTTAAGGTTTGCATGTGCTTTCGCACTGCTTGCCTTATCGTCCATGCCTCCTGCGGCTTCGGAAGTGCGCGGCCGAGGAGACCCCACTGTAAAAGTGTGGCCTCCCGGTCGGGGAGTTTGAAGGCCGGACGGACTAACCTGTCTAGTTTATAGACAGGGTTAGTCCGCCGGGGCCGTGTCCCACTCAGGGCTGCAAGTTTACACTCACTCGAGGCGTCTTTCCAAGCTTTAACAACTTGGTCGGCTCCACGGGTGAGTGTAGTCACGATGACGGCACGCGCGAGCGCCTGAAGGTGGGACCACAGCCTGCGCCCGGCTGGCCTATTGAGGTCTATTAGGGCCCGGCCATTCGAAAGAATGGCTAGGTTAACCCTAATGGCCCTCCATATGCCAGCCGATGCGGCGTAGGCTCTGGTCCTTTCCTCAGGTGTCCGCGCGTTGTGAATGGACGCCAGTGAGGCATCTCTTGGAACTGTACGATGGGGGTTTCGAGACTCATTACTCGCCTTACCCCGGGCCTGGCGTCGCTTTTGGCGACGCTGGGCGCTGGTAAGGTGGGGAAGTGGAAGTCCAAAGAACCTCCAAGGGTCGCCCATAGGCTCTCTGAACCTATGGGAAGCGGGTCTCGATCCGCGCGGCCCTGTCATGCTGGGTGGGAA